ATTTTTTCATTTTGAATCTCCCTTATTGTCTGTAATCCCTTTGGTTGTCGGGTCGTTAACCAATCCCATAATTGTGAGCAAAGCAAAAGCCGCGTTAACAATCGCAAGTAGCTGACTGTTAAGCGGCTCGATTTCAAATCTATATCCAAATGGCACCAATAACACTTGGATAAATAATAGTAACGCTGGAACAAAAGTGATCCAGAAGGTTTTGTTCTTGATACGTGCTTGCCAATCAATTTTCATTCAACTAGTCTCCTTTTAAATTTTTAATTTTTTCATGATGGCGATCAAGTCGCCGGTCGTGTTCATCAGCCCGCCTGTCTAGCCGACTGATGTCAGACTTTAACTCTGCTAGATTATGATTTAACAAAGTAAAGTTCTGATTTAGCTCTTTAATATCTCCTTGGAATGGCGCAAAAACTGCGTATTTAAAAAGCAGGCTGATTAAGCCTGCAATAAAAGTAATAATCGCAATCAGTGAAGCCCATTCGCCCCAGGATAATCCTCCCAATCCATGCAAGATCGTTCCTCCCTCCAGCCAAATAAAAAGCGACTATTGTTTAGCCGCTACAATTTGTTCATATTGTTCTTGAGTGATTGATTAATCCTAACTTAGTGCTGCTAAAAAACGCCTTTACGCGGCGTAATCAACGCCGGTAATCTCTTTATATTTCTCAACCGTTAAGCCGTAGCCAACGAATACCTTATAATAATTCGGGTCTGTTTGACCCCAGCTCTTAAAAATCTTACACTGCTCATAAACTGTCATCATACTTTAGCAACCCCCTGTTTAAATTTGGCTATATCAGCCGCCTGATACATTAGCATTTGCTGGATAGTAGCCAGGACTGCTGCCTGTGATGCCAATGAATTATTCCCGTTTGCCGGCTCGATAGAGGGACTATCAGGCTTAACAAAATCTGGGTTTTTAATAACTTTATCATCTTGATAAAGATAATAGCCTGGTGCAAAAGCCGAGAAAAAGTCGTCAGGTAAGATTGATTCATCAATCTCAATTGCTGGTGTCAAAACATCGTTCTTATCAAATAAATAAATCTCATCTGCTTTATTAACTGCAATTCTCATTTCTATTCCTCCAATCCCGCATCTTCTAAAAACCAAGTGGTGCCATATCGTAAAAACTTGTAAATTCTGCCATTTTTTAAATTAATATCCTTGTTTCCTGTGAAAATTCCGTTTTCAGGAACACTATAAGAAAATACCCCACCACTTTTTAGTGTTCCAGCCCCTCCGATATATAGAATTTTAATCTCGCAACCCGTGAACCCATTTGACGATTTTGAAAACGGCACAATTGTAGTTAAAGTTGTAGCTGATGTTCCATCAATAACGATCGTTTTAGTGTTTTCTTCGAGCTTAATAACGTTAACATCGCTTATGAGTAGAACTTTCTCATCACGATTAACGTCCTTAGAACTGACTGAGGAAAAGCCTGAAAATTTAGAGGTAAGACTGGCTTCGTCAATGAAGGCTTTAGAAGGCAAATCTGCGAACAAATAATCTAGTTGCTCTTTTGCCGAGTAATCAGTATTCCCTAATGGAGTGAATGGTGAACTAAAATATGCGAAATTCTCAAAAATTCTTGGATATATATATAGCGGTGCGTAATAACCTGGCATTCTAGCTAATAAATGGGCTTCAAATTGTGTCGCTGTCGTATTGTCACCAGCTACTTTTGCAACGATTTTTTTATAAAAAATTTTAAATTCATATTGTGAAACATAACTTGATGAATGAATTTGGCTATGAATAAAGTGCTGGTCAAGTTCAACAATGAGGTCTTCGTGATCGTCAATATTCATTGTTAACGAAATGTTTCCAAATTCTTTCATCCCACCATACGCACCTTTAGTGACATCAAAAGATAAACCCAGATAACTTATTTCACGATTTCTGTCACTAATTTGATTCACACTTTTACCATCAGAATTAGTATAAACTTTGCTATTGTCGATTTTTATTGTCGCCATATCACACCATTGCCCAGCTAAAGCTCCTGAAGCAGTTTGGTAACTCAAGAACTGATTATATTGTCTATGTGGATCACCATGTCCATTTTCATATTGGCTAGGAATTAAACTGCTGTTTTCTAGCATTATATCAGCCCACCTTTTACATATTTTTTCATTACATTTTCAGCAACCGAAGGCCCCAGCTCATTAAAGAAATGAAATGGATAACCTACCCCATACCATGTAAACCCTATGATATTAGGGTTCTGCGCAAGCCCATTAAAAAAACCTTCCATTGCTAAGGCTGGTGTTTCAAATCTGCCGGTCTGTTGAGTGGGATCACTGGCTTTTGTAAGCTCATTGTCTGATACCAAATGCGCTAGCCCATCATCCGTTGACATCGCACCAGTTTCAGTGACGAATGTTTGCACATTATATTTTTCCTGATAAAAATCAACCATTTCGTGATAAGTTCGTGTATTTCCGGTTCCTAGTCTACGTGGGTCAGCTGTATAAAAAACTCTTGCTAATTCATCTACGCTAATTCCGCCAGAGTTACCGGGTTGAACAATTTTATAAGTGTAGCTTGGATAAAAATTCCCTCCCATGAAATCAAGATATTGAGCGATCTGAGCATGCTCTTCGTTGAAGTATTCGTCACCCACTGCTGCATAAGTCAATTTCAAATTTGGATATTGAGAGCGGATTGCCGCCGTTAGAGCTCCCCATTGTTGCATCATCGACGCATCGGTGCAATGATACTGCTCGGTGCCTAAACACAGGATTGGTATTCTATTTGCATCACAAATCCCAGCATAGTGAAGCATTATTTTCCGCCAATTTGTCCAAAAAGCAGTCCAATCGCTTGGATCATATGTTGATCTGTCGAGCCAGTCCATAAATGAAACGCCGATGTGAGGCTTAATCATCGTGACCGATACTCCTGCCGTAGTCGCCTCGCTAATCGCTTTTGTAATAATTGTATCATCAGGCATCTGAACATTTGGATCGTTTTTGTCAGTCACGTTTAGCATAACGACAAAATTGGCTGACAATCCCATATTTGCCAGATGTTTAAATTCAAAATCTGCTGTCGGTGGCCGCACTCCTGCGTTCGGTGTCAAGCCAACCGCTGCGCTTTTATATGTGAGCCGGTGACGGTCGCTTAAAACAAGAGACAATTTTTTATCTATATCTGATTTATTATAGAAATCTCCTTGGCTGTAGTTTTTTAGTATAGTTTGAATGTCTGTGCTCATTGACTTCAGCTTATCGCTGAGACTGTTTAATGTGCCATCAACAATGGTGATGTAATCACTAGCCTGCTCTTGTGTGAAGTCCACCGCTTTCTTGACGACAAAAATAACGTCGAAGGTTGACTCAGCGCCTGAGCTGTCAGAGAAGCTGAAATATGCCGTTGTAACCTTGCCAGCAACAGCAGAAAGCGCGTTAGGAACTCGATAGGTGAACTCACCGCCCGAGGGGTTTGTCATATCGAACCCGTTGCCGTCAGCGATTACCGCTTTGCCATCGGCAGTATTAGCTTTGAACATTGGTTTAAGGCCGTCAAGATAAACAGGAGCCCCGTTATCAGTCACCGAGGCATCAATCACCACGGCGCCAGTTTTATCTCCCTGACGCAAAAATACTGGCTCTGGTGCAATAGAGTTTTTTGAATCAAGAGTTACTTTGTACGTTCTGATCGCCATTGGGTATCATTCCCTCCATTTTTTTCAAATCTTCGTAAGTCTTGCCGGTGTCAACTAAGCGCTGGCTTTCATATCCACGGCGATGGGCTTTAAGCTCCCAGCCAAATGGTGCGTTTGGAGTATCGGACTCAACAACAAAACTCATGTCATCACGCTGTGATACCCATACATGTGCCGCGTTGTATGGTGTGATAAAGACTTGATAATCCATCTCGGTGTTGACCATATCATACACTAGCGGATCAATGTCAATCGTCACAGTGTTATCTTGCCCAGTCTTATTCTCTCCAATATCGCCAACATAGTTTTCAGCGGTTTCATATGCCGGTGTAGCACGGATGCCATCGCGAGTAATTTGTGCGGCGTTTTTCGTACCATTATAAACCGTGAAATTCCCTAGCACTGCGGCACCACTCGGGTTAACTTCGAATTGATTGCCTGCACCGTCATTAGCCGATAATTCGATTTTGCCATTATTCTGTATCCATGCTCCAGTGCTAATGTCGAAGGCAATGTTAGTGCGGCAGTGTCCATAGAGCATGTAGCGCGGGTTGTCAAAAGTTGAATCTTGGGGGATACGAAATATTGGGTAATAAGTACCAGCGCTCCCCCCCGGGCCTCCGCCTTGACTAATGTCTAGTTGATGGCCTGCACCGTTTGCTAGTACAACTCCGATAGGGGCGTTTGTCACTGCGCTAGTAACGGACTCCAACTTCCCCAAGTCTACGCCGTTACTAGTAAATTGTATTTGGCCTCCTGTCAAAGTGATTGCAAAGTTATTATTACTGGAAGTTCGAAACGCAATACCTTCAATCAGATTGCCGTATAACCTGTCGGCAACGACACCATCGGCAGTGATAGCGGATTTAAATGTTTGCCCACCATCTGTTGACACACCTAAGCCAGCGCTATTTAGGATCACTACCTTGTTAGCATCACTCTTATCGACCGCAATGATCCCCTGGTCGGTAAAGTTAAGCTCCGTCCGTGCTGCCAGTAAGTTGTTAGTAGCTAACTGTACTTGCGATGTTAGCCATTCATTTGGAACTGGTAGCTTGCCAGCAGCTACGTTTGTTAGTGTTGATTGTGATGTCTTCTGTTGTTCAGCAAATGACAGGCTACCACATTCGACTTCTGTTTGGGTTCGTGTGCCGCGAATATCATAG